ACGTTCAGCGTGTCCGTCTGCGTCGCCATGTCCGCGGTCAGGTTGTACGGGTCACTGTTGACGGGAACCTGTCCGCCATTCGGGCGTGTCTGAGGCATTAGCTTCTCCAGTAGATAGTAGTTTTGCCCGATTCGCCGTCTTTGAGGCGGGACGTGAAGGCGGCGTAGGTTCCGCCGGCGAGGCTGATTCCGCCGCCTGCTGCGACGGGTGCGGCGAAGTCAATGGGCAGTTCGATGACGCCCTTGGTTTCGCCGGGGTTGACACTGACGGCGAACGGGCCTGCTACTCGGGTAACATCCCCGCCCGGTCTGCTGGGGGATGTGTGCGCGTAGAGGTTGATGGTTACTGCCCCGCCGCTGCCCGCATAGAGCCGCTGGGGTAGGCGGAACTCGATACGCTCCAGCGTCTTGCCTGCGAGCTCCGGGCGGGGGTTGCCGTAGAACCATGCGCCCGTGACCGTGTTAGGCGCCCAGTAGCCGCCGTAGACGTCCTCACCGCCGTTGCGGCTGGTCGCGTAGGAACCCCACCCGCCTGGACCCCAGTACGTGTCTGAGGCTGTGGCGATCAGTGTTGTGCTGCCGGTCGCCGCTGTTGGTGCTTCGGGGACGATGCCGGGTGGGGGGGTGATGGTTATGTCGTTGACCTTGCCCAGCACGGTCGGTTGTGCGGCGTCCCAGGTGATGTACAGCTGGTCACTCACGGCGTAGTCACCGATGGACCCGAGGAACCTGTCGGTGGTGTACGTGACGCCGTCCTCACCAGCGATCACCAACTCATCGATACCGACCACGAGGACGACGCCGGTTGATGGCCGGGGCTGCTCCGTGTACCCGCCAATGACGAGCGCGGACGCCTGCCCGTAATCGTCCTTCGTGATGTCGATGACGATGTTGCCGCCCTGCTTCGGCTGGATCGGATCCAACCAGCGGCAGTACAACAGGTTCGGGCCGATACGCGCCCGCCACTCCGTGCCGTCCCAGTGCGCGGTCCCGTACTTGCGGACGGTCCCACCGCCGGGAATGGCCGCCATCGTATTCTCAAGGCCGGGCATGGGCGCTCCTAGCTGGTCATAGTTCGTCCCACTCAATGGCAGGGAGGGAGCCCCACGTGCCGGGCATCCGGTCCCACGTGAGTTCAGGCATATTGCCGGTAAGGTGCTGCGCCCAGTCGGTGCGCCCAAGAGCTGCGACGACGTCGGCATACGAGCACTGGACAGTCAGCGTCGTTCCGCCCGGCACGGTCGCACCCGAACGGCTGATTGATGTGACGTCGCCGGGGAAGTTCACCAGATAACCGGCAGCGACAGGGCAAGCAACCTCTATCCGGTCGCCCGCCTGACCCTGCGGCCACGGTGCAGTCTCCAACGTCAACTCGATAGCGAGGGACGACAGGAACTTATCCCGCAACTGGAAGGCATAGGCGCGTGCCTGCGTGCCGTTCGTAATCATCTCGGACGTGTACTTGAACTGATGCCGCCCATGAGGTCCGCCGTACCGCAGCGGGCCCGTCTCAATGGACACCACACCGCGGACAGGTTCGTCCGTGGTCGAATCCTTACCCTCGACAATCCAGCGGTTATACAAGCCGTTGAGGGTCTGCTTACGGGACACCGAGACCAGCGCCTCATTCGGGCCGAACCGTTGCACCGGAGTAACCGCACGCGGGTACACGTGGCATTCCCCGTCGCCGCCCATCCGGTAACGCGCCGACACCCGGTCAGCGAGATCCTGGCAAGCCTGCAACCGCTCACCCTCGAAGATCGTCAACCGGGAAATGTCCACATCCTCGACGCCAGCATCAACCACTACAGGGAAATAATCCGAGACGAGGCGGCGGAACTCAGAGAGGACAGTCGCGTCAGACTCCGGCGACTCCGGATCCTCCAGCTTGTCCCGGTCAACGTCGAACGTCAGGTCCACCGCTTCAAGCTTCACGACAGCGGTAGTGACCGGAACCATCCGCATGTGCGGCGCGGTCAGGCTATCCGGTTCCTCCAGCCCATATTCCGGGATCTCACGCCACTCCACCATCTCGGTAGGCTCGTTCGACGTGACCCGCAGACGGGCGAAGTTCAGGGCACGGCCGCCGCCTACCTTGTAGATGAGCTGCAACCACGTACCACCGACACCCAGCGGGTCATCGAACCGCCAAGCACCCAACGAACCGTCCGGGTCAGCGACCGTCAACGACACCTTCTGCCCTACAGTCACCGAATCCCCGGCGTCATCAGACGCAGACCAGTTCAGGACTTGCAACGGCTCCGGGACCACCAGTGAACCGTCACGCCACGCCCACACAATGAACGAATCCGCCGGCCTCGAACCAGCAAGCGCCCTCAGTGTGTCCTCGTCAATCGGTCGCAAAGGGGGCTCCTAACCGAGCGGTGATTTCAGGTCATCCAGGTAAGTCTTGCCCGCCATAAGATCCTGCTTCTGCTGGTACGTGTCCATCAGGATAGACACATCGCCGTAAGTGAAGGCCGCCGTCAGAACCTTGATCGCGGGGCCCTGGACTGTGTCAGTCGGCAGATCCCACCACGTCAACTTCCCGCCATACGTCACATTCACCGGAGTCTGACGGACCATCGCCGAGGCAAGGAACATTGAACCCTCAAGATCCAGCGCCCCCCACTCGGGCAGTGGTCGGAAATGCAGCGACGTCGTAGAACGCAGGAGCCGCTTCAGCTTCGTGTTCTCCTCGGCGGACTGAAGCCCAACCGAAATGTCCATGCCGGTCTCAGCCATCCGCTGCCCAAACAACGCCATCGGCTTATTGCTGCCCATGATCTTAAACAAGGACACGTCACCCTGATACTCCAACGACGCGAACGCCTGCGATCGGAGGTAAATGTCACCATCCGCCCGACGCTCACCAACCACCGGGATGGCAGACTGTGGGATCAGCGGATCCATCAGCCAGCCCGACTCGGACGTGACCGTGATCGGCTCAGAAGTCACCCGATCAGAACCGGACGGACCCGAAATAACCTCGACCTCATACGACACCGGACGATTCACCGGCACATAGTAATCAGTCACAAACGACGAATCGTTCATCGGCTCCCGGCGGTAACCAGGCAGCGCCTCCCTGACATCATCAGAGAGGCGCCACACGGTCACCACGGACTCGCCGACGCCAAGGCCGGTGATAGTGACACCAGCCTGCGGGCCGGGCGTAGGGGGCAGTTCCTCGGCCGTTACAGCAACCATCAGCGGCCCGCCCTTCGTAGTTGAGACTGAGAATCAGCGGAAGAGATGGCAGAACCCGCCACGCGATACATCCGGGAATCAAGCTGCTCATTCCCGATCATCACCGTTACCGCCGGCGCTGCTACCGAGACATTGCTCGCCGCACTAGCCGGCCGATACCCGAGTGACTGCGCCGAATACTCACGGCCCATCCGCGCACCGTTCGCGTAGCCCGGAAGCTTCGGGAACGTGCCCGCATTGATCGCCGCAAGCTCGCGGTTGTAGCGGTTGGATGATTGACCGTTGATGATCCATTCATCCTTGTCCACGCGGGCAAGAGGGACGCCGGCTGATGAGATTCCGAGAAACCCGTCAGTAATGCTCGTGCCCGGCCCGTTGGACGGCAACTTGCCGCCGCCGGAATAGCCTCGAACCCTCCCGCCAGTAGCGTGACTGTCCGGGTTCAGCGCGGCCATTGACGGATCTTCCCTATACTCCGAGGTGTTGATCTGCCTATTGATGGTCTCGATGGTCGTTCTGACCACACGGCCATCAAGGTTGTCTGCCTTGGCCTTGAGAGCGTCGAGCTTCGCCGTGGCGTTGTCATTCACCCACGTATCAATCGGGACTTCCTTGGGGATACCTAGCGCCTTACGCGCCATCGTGTCCGCCTCGTCACCCGTGATGCCGAACTGGCCGGCCGCCCTCACGAGGTCGTCGTAGCTGGTTCGTAGGGAGCCCTGCAAGCCCACCAAGGCCGCGTCGGCCCCTTGGGTTGCAAGGGTTTCTGTCGCCGTAGCAGTGGCAGCGTTCATAGCGGCCTGTGCCAGACCATCGAACGCCGATCGGTTAGCCCGGCCCTTCTCCGTGTTGATGTCGAGCGACGTACCGTTGGTGACTACCGACTCCGTGAGCGAGTCAATGGCAGCCTGGTAAGCAATCGACGCGCTAGACGCAGACAGGTGGATAAGCCCGGCATTGAACAGTGACTGAGTGAACTTGTCGATATCCGCCACCGAACCATCAGCAGCAAGCCCGACCTCCGCCAGCGCCTTCTCGATCTCCTCAGCCTTCAGTGCGGCGTCAGCGGACGCAGCGCCCACCTTGCCCATAGACGTTGCGGCGCCGTCCGTAGACTTAGCCGCGGCCTCCATCTTGGCTGGAGTCTCACCCATCGCCCAGTTCAGAAGCTCCTGATCCGTGAGGGCTACCTTTGAATCCGAAGCCATCTTCCGCAGCGAGTCTAGGTAGTCGGGGAACTTCTTTGAAGTCTCCTCAAGCGAGACGCCCTTTTCTTTGGCGGAATCGGCGATACTCTTGAAGCCCTCGGCGGCAAGCTCCATATCACCTGAACCAACCGCGGAAGCAATCGCCTTGTCAGCCTTAGTGATACCGTCCGCCAGTTTCGCCATGCCGTTATCCACGCCGATGCTCGCACCAAACGCCTCGACAGCACTATTGAAGTCCTGGTTGATGAGCTTATTCAGCGCATCGCCCGCGCCGTTGATCTGGCCCTCGAACTCTTTGGCGCCAATGTCCTTGAAGATGCCGTCGAGGGCCGACTTCTCCTTGTCGAGCCCCACGAGTGCCTGCGTAAACTTCTCCAGCGACGCGGTAGGCGCTTGCATGGAGTTATGTAGACCCTTGACCAACTCAAAGCCGACAATAGCGGTGGTCGCAATGCCTAGTGCCTTGCCGACCTTGTCAATGGCGGTTGCGGCCCTACTTCCGGCGGGTGCCAGTGTTTGGAGGGCGTCTTTCGTGTCCCTGATCTTCGGGATCACCGTGATCAGGGTGCCTCCGATGAGGGCGGCGCCGCCAACGAGTGCGGCTAGGCCGGTCGCGGCGCCAAGCACTGGAGCGGGAACCCTGCCGACAGCGTCAACAAGTCCCTCTAGCCCCTGCACAAGCCCACGAAGAACCTCATTCGCGCCCGAGCCGGACTGGATCAGCGCAGTATCAAACGCGCCCCCCAGCTTCTCTAGATCGCCCGCAAGGTTGTCCTGCATCCGCGCCGCAGTGTCGGCCGCATAGCCCGCATCATTGACCGCAGATTCCCATTTATTGATACCCTCAGCGCCCTGCTCATACAGCACGGCAGCGGCGCGCACAGCATCAGACCCGAAGATGGTTTCAAGAGTTGAGTTGCGCTGCTCAGCCGTCAAGCCGGACAGTGATTCCTTGAGTTGCCCGGCGAACTCAGATAGGCCTACAAAGTTTCCCTGAGAGTCATACGCGCTAATGCCCAGCTCTGACATCGCCGTAGCAGCCTTAGCCGAGTTCGGCGTAAGCGCCTGGAGCATCGTCTTGAAAGACGTGCCTGCGTCCGAGCCGGTCAATCCGGCGGATGCGAACGCCGCCAGGCCTCCCGTGGTTTCCTCAATAGTGAGGCCGGTTTGCGATGCGATCAGGCCGGACTGATTCAGTGCCGCGCCAAGGTCCTCTACGGAACCTTGAGCCTTGCCCGCACCAGCAGCCAATAGGTCAGCGAGATGGGGGATCTTATCGCCAGACAGTTTGAACTGCGTCATCGCGCTGCTTGCTATTTCCGCAGCAACCCCAACATCCAGTGAACCAGCAGCAGCCAAAGCCAGGGCCCCATTGAGACCGCCACCAAGGATGTCCTTGGTGGAGACGCCAGCCTTAGCCATCTCCTCGATGCCCTTGGCTGCCTCGACAGCAGAGAATGCCGTATCTGCGCCAGCGCTAATTGCAGCCTTACGCAGAAGATCCATATTGGCTGCGGTTTCGTGCGTTGCCGCATCGACCGACGACATCTGCTTATCGAAGTCAGCGTAGGACTTTACAGCCAGGCCGACGCCAGCAAGAGTGAGCGCACCGGCAGCCATAGCAACGCCGCCAACATTCTGGAGCGCATCGGCATGCTTCGCTGCGGCTTCACTGGCCAACTTTGAGGCATCCGCGGACTGTTTGCCGGCGGCCTCAGTCGCCTTACCCACGCCTTCAGAAGCAATCTTAGCCTTCTCCGTGGCGGCCGCAGCCTCGGCCATTCCAGCCTTAAAATTCTGAACCTCAGCCGTGAATTTTACCGAGACGTTTCTCTGAGCCACGAAGTACCTCCACTATTTAATTGCTCTTGAGTGCGCTACACTCGCGGGCATGACTACTTCGGGGGACGCCAAAAAGAAGCACGACTATGCATTCACGCTGCGGATCGTCGGGGTGATCATTGGTGCGCTTGGCGCATTCCTGCTTCTGCCGTCGTTTATGTCGGGCAAGGCTGGAGTTCCGCTAACCTGGGGGATGCTTCTCGTCGGCGCGCTACTATTCGGCGCGTCATACCTACTGGCCACCAAGCGCCCTGCGGGTGATTAACTCTTCGTCAATCTCCACTGCGTAGAACCGCTCGCCAGGTTCCGGCTTGAAGTCCTTCTGA